TCTGATGCCAATGCAATCGTTGAAGGTTTGACACCTGATGACGATGTAAAAGCATGGGAAGCTGGCTCGACAAGTGATGACTATAGAAATCGTGCTTTATATACAGCTTGTCAAAGAATTGATCGTGAAAGATTTTTAGGTGCAAGGGCTGACGATACTCAAGCTCTTCAATGGCCTAGAGATGGAGTTAGAAAACCTGATACTTATATCAATACTTATGCAACTGGATTTCCTTTTCGCATTACAACTGACTATTACACAACGACAGAGATACCCGATCAAATTAAAAAAGCTCAAGTTGTTTTAGCTGTTTATTTGCAAAACAATCCAAGTGGTATTGGTTTAGGTGGTTTAGAAGATTTTAAAAATGTTCAGATTGGAAATTTGAATGTTACTCCTAATTTTTACGGGTCAGTTGGTGCAGATAGAATCCCCCCAATCGTTGAAAGATACTTCACTGGTCTTAGAATCAGTGGACCCGGAAACGTAGCCATCAAACGGAGCTAACCATGCCTTACGACTATCCAGCAGCATTAATCATCACTGACACAAGCGCACATACAGGGCGGTTTGGGAAAGTTCATGCTTTAGCAGATGCTTCTTGCACTTTTGTCTCTGAATCTTTGACCGAAAATGGTTCGTCAACTATTAACGGAATAACGATGAACGCAGGGACAGAAATAGAAGGAATTGTTATTACAAGTATTACTTTGGCAAGCGGTCAAGTAGTTGCTTATCGTTTGTAATGGGTCTTGCTTCTTCTTTAAAAAAAGCAGCATCTAAGAGTTTAAAAGCTCTTGGTGGTTCTGTAACGATTAGAAAAGTAACTGCCGGAACTTATAACACAACAACAGGAGCCATTAGCGAAAGCACAGCAGATACAGTTGTTAATGGTGCTTTGTCTGATGTTAGTAATTCTGAGGTTAATGATTTAATTCAAGCAAAGGATAAGGTTTGTATTATTTCAGCAGGTGATTTGGATTATGTACCAACACCTAAAGATCGTGTTGTAATCAGCTCAGTTGTTTATCAGATTGTGCAGGTCAACACTGAGGAACAAAATAATACCCCAATTGCTTTTACTTTGTTCTTGAGGTCGTAATGGTTAGACAAATAAGGCTTGATCAGATTGATGATGTAATGGCTGAGGCCGTTCAAAAATTAGTTAGAACAACGACTTTGGAATGGTCTGCAAGGGTGAAGAAAGCAACTCCAGTCGATACTGGACGCTTGAGAATGGCATGGCAAACAGATGTGTCAAAACCATATACAGGAACGATATTAAATAATGTTGAATATGCAGAACCAGTTATTTATGGTCAAAACTTGCCTCCTTCATGGGGCGGGCAGTACCGAACAAGACAAGCGACAGTAAAAGGTTATCCAGAAATTATTGGAAAAGAATTGGAAAACTGGGCTAGGGGAGAATATGAAAAAATCAAGAGGAGTATCTGATGGCAGCCGTTGACCTAAACACAATCAGATCAACTATTGAGGCACGATTAGCTACAGAACTTGCAAGTAGTCCTGTCATCCCTGTTGTATTCAATAATATGGCTTATGACTCAACAGGTGTTGAATCGTTTGTCCAGTGTCAGGTTAGTTTTGGTGCTAATGCTTATTTAAGTCAATCAACTGATTCTCATAACTCTGTTGTTGGTCTAATTCTTCTAAATACTTACACCCCAGAATCGACAGGGGCAGGAGCAAATTTAACCATTGCAAAAAGGATAAGAGATTTATACAACCGTCAAACAGTTTCCAGCGTAATTTTCGATGCACCTGTTGGGCCTGAAACATTAACGGGTGGGCCTGATGGTTTTTATCAAACACAGATTAGAATAACTTTTGAGATATTTGAAAATCTTTAATCATGGAATTTACGGAAGAAATGCTTGATGCTATTGAAGCTGTAAAGGGTCGTAGAGATCCAGCTTATTGGGATCCTCGTTGTAGGAGATACATGGAAAAAAACAAAACAGCCGTTAAAAATGTAAAAGATACTAAAAAAGGTTAATATAGCTGTAACAACTTTTTTTTATTCTCATGGCCGTTCTTAAAGGTGATGTTGGTAAAATCATGTTTGAAAATGCTGGCGGTACTGAGGCCGATATTGCAGCAACTAGATCATGGTCTTTATCCGTTACTAAAGATACTCACGAAACAACAAAACAAGGCGATACATCAAAGTCTTTTATTGGTGGTTTGATCTCTGGAGAGGGTTCAGTTGAACTTTTATATGACAATGCAGGCAACTCTGATTATCAGGCATTTATTGATGATGTCCTAGTAACAGGTGATGCAGGTGATGCATTGTTTGAGTTGTTCCCTGATTCGTCAGCGTCAGCAAAGAAGATCAGTTTTGCTGGCATTATCACAGGTGCAGAGTATGGAACCACTCTTGGAGAGACTCAAGTTGTTAATGTTTCGTTTATTACTAACGGTGCTATCACCTCTGCTATTTAATAGTATTAAATAAAGGATCCCTAATTTATGTCAGCTAAAAGAACAGTAAATCTAATCACTGAGGCTTTCAGTGATGAAATGTCTAGCCGTCGGAAATACGAGTTAAAGAATAGAAATGGTGAGACAATTGTTGATTTATATTTTCCTCCATTAACGAGGCACGATAGGCAACGGGCGCAATCTTCAGCAGGAACAGATGAAGCTTTAACGGTTTCAACTCAATTGCTGTGTCAGATGGCTGAGCTAGAAGATGGAACAAAAGCTTTTGCTAAGGCTGACGCTCCAAATTTACAGAGAGAATTACCTGAAAATGTATTGAATGAAATTGAGTTATTTTTGTTTGACGTTCAGATTGATTTAGATACAGCAAAAAAAAGTTAAAGGGGAATAATTGGCTTTACTTTGAATTTTTCCTAGCAACAGAATTAGGCCAAACGGTTAGTACTCTTAGGTCATCAATGACTGAGGAGGAGATTATTTATTTTGCTGCTTATTACGAGATAAAAGCGGAAGAAGAAAAAAGAGCAGCAGAACGAAGCAAAAGGAGAGTATAAGGTTAAACTATATGAAAAGGTTTGTGTAAGTAGTGGCTCAGTCAAATGTAAAACTTACGGTTGATGCAAGAGGGGCAATATCTGCTTTAAACAATACTTCTTTAGCTACAAATAAATTATCAGCAGCAGCGAAGGGAACAACAGCATCTTTAGCAGGGACATCAACAGCAGCAAAAGGATTGGGAGCTTCATTGGCGGCGACTATGGGGCCGATTATTGCTCTAGGTGCGGCTTTTTCAACTGTTAATAGTGCGTTGAGGATTTTTTCAGATAGAGAAAGGGATATAAGTATTCTTAGGCAGGGTTTAGAAAATCTAGGTAAAGGAACTGCTTCTTTAAATAAATTGCAAGAAGCAGCAGATAGATTAGGGAATGAGACTTTATTCAATCAGGATGAATTTACTAGAGGTTTTAATTTATTAACAAGTTTTAGAAATATAGGGGTTGATGCCTACGAGCGAGTAGCTCAAGCTGCTGCTGATGTTGCCCAAGTTAACCAAGTAGGTGTAAACACATCCTTTATGCAATTAGCAAAAGCATTGCAAGATCCAGAAAGGAATTTATCTGCGTTGAATCGTTCTGGTATTGCTTTTACTAAGACTCAAACTGAATTAATAAAGACGTTAATGAAGTCGAATCGAGTAGCAGAAGCTCATACTATGATCTTAGATATTGTTGATGAAAGTTATAACAAATTAGCTCAAGCGTCTGCAAAAGGTTTTGCTGGACAGGTTGATTCTTTAACTGAGGCTTGGAGTGATTTCGGAGAAACTTTAGGTAAAGCAGTTCTTCCTGTTTTGACTCCAGTTGTTCAAGGGATGACAGCTTTACTTAATTTCCTTAATTCGGCTGGAGGTAAAGCGACAGCGATTATTGTGGGCCTCACTTTAGCGGCTAAAGGCTTATCTGTTGTCTTGCCTCTTTTACACGCTAATTTTCTTGCAATAAAAGTCTCAGCACAAATTGCGACAGGTCAATTAGTTGCAACGCAAGCAACACTTGCTGCAACCTCTGCTGGATTTGCTACTGCTACTGCTGCTGCTAATGCTTTTAAACTTGCTTTGGCAAAAACAGGAATTGGATTAGTAGTTTTAGCTTTGGGATTTATGACGGCTGAAATTATTAAAGCTAGTGATGAACAAAAAAGATTTAATCAAATATTAGAGGAAGGTAGTGCCGCAACTGTAACTGAAGAAATAGAAAAAACGACAGCAGAGCTTGAGGCGTTAGAAACCAAGCTAAAAGAATTGCCTGAGGTAATGCCATTTAAGGAATTAAAAGTCGAAGCTTACAATCAACAAATAGAGGAAACTAAGAAAAAACTAGACGGCCTAAATGAAAGGCTTGTCATTGCTCAAGGTATAGAACTTTGGAAAGAATTTGATAAAACACAAACAGCAATCAAAGCTCAAAATATTGAACTAGAGAAAAGCATTGAAAGAGCCAATTTATTAACAGAAGAAGAACAAAAAGCTTTTGATCTTAAACAGCAAAGCGTTGAGTTGATAGAAAAATATGGAGAAAAGTTGGCTGCTCCATTAATTGAAATTTTAAAAGAAAATCAAGCGCATGAAGCAACTATCGAAGCAATCAAAAAGAAAGACGAAGCAGCAGAAAAATTAAAAGAGCAATATAAGGAAATTGGTGAAACAATTAAATCAGAAATTACTGATTCTTTAAAGTCGGCAATAAAAGGAAGTAAAACATTAGGAGAGGCTATGGGTAATGTCTTGAACAGTATTGCTGACAAGGCTTTGGAGGTTGCTTTGAATATGTCTTTATGGGGTTCAACAGGATCTGGCGGTATGCTAGGGGGTTTGTTTAGTGGAATCTTTGGGAAAGCAAATGGTGGTCCCGTCAGCAGAAAAACTCCTTACATGGTTGGAGAACGTGGCCCTGAAATCTTTGTACCTCATAGCAGTGGAAAAGTTATTCCAAATAACAAAATAGGAGGAGGTACAACTGTTAATGTTACTGTTAATGCTACGGAATCAAACGTAAGTGCTAGTGGTGGAGAAGCAAAACAATTAGGATTAGCTATAGCTAGTGCTGTTCAACAACAGCTAGTCAAAGAACGTAGACCTGGAGGACTTTTAAGCGCATAAATTATGGCTAACTTTCCAACAACAGTAAATCCAACCTACGGAGCCTCAAAAAATAGTAATCCCCAAATAAGAGTTGCAGCTTTTGGTTCAGGGTATTCTCAAAGAAGTGTTTTTGGACTTAATCAAGACTTGAAAAACTGGAGCTTTACTTGGGAAAATATTACTGAGACAAATGCTGATGAAATAGAGACATTTCTTGAGGCAAGAGGAGGAGCAGAAAGTTTTAGTTATCAACCACAAGGAGAAGCGGCAGCTAAAAAGTATATATGTGTTAATTGGTCAAAAAGTATTCCATATCAAAATAGAGCAACAATTAACGCTACATTTCAACAGGTAGCGGAAGCATGACGGCTCCAACCTTAACAAGGGCATCTTCAACCCCTTTAAATACTGATATTAGTGTTTCAACTGAAACCAATATTGTTTTAGTTTTTGATCAAGCGGTTGATGTAGAAAGTGGAAACGTTGTTCTTTATAAAGATTCAGATGATTCTGTTGTTGAAACAATTGCAGTCACAAGTGGGCAAGTTACAGGAACAGGAACAACAACAATTACAATTAATCCTAGTGTTGTTTTAGAAGGAAATACAAAATATTATTTATTAATTGATGCAACTGCTTTTGATAATTCTGGCGGTGAATCTTATGCAGGTATTACAAACCCTTCAGAGTTCTTTTTTAGAACAAATGTTGTACCTAAAACAATACAAGAACAGATACAAAGCCTTGAGCCATCATCAGTTATAGAGCTATTTCAATTACATGTATATGTAGATGTTAACAATGCAGATGTAAGTACAATGGTTACTAATGGGGCCGTAGAGTTAGATTCTAATACCTCTGTTTTTTATTATTATGCAGGAACAAATGAACTTTATGCAGATATAAAATTTGGGACACATTCAGATGGTACAGAAATAACTTATCAAGCTATTCCTTGTGAAATAGATGGATTTAAGCGTACAACAACAGGAACATTACCAAGACCTACATTTACGATTGCTAACGCTAATAGTGCAATGTCTGCCTTGCTTCAAACATTAAATAGCAGAGGACAAAAAATTAATTTTTTAGGTGCAAAAGTTCAGCGTATTCGTACTTGTAAAAAGTTTTTAAACGCTTCTAATTTTACAGGTGGATCAAATGCAACGGCTGATCCTACTGCTATTTTTGAGGCTGATGATTCTTGGTACATTGACCGAATTGCTTCAGAAAATTTAAACGCTATTTCATTTGAACTTGCAACAAAATTAGACCTGACGAATGTACGTCTTCCTAAAAGGCAGATTATGGAATATTGTCCTTTTAAATACAGAGGCGAGGCGTGTGGTTATACAGGAACGAAATACTTTGATATTGACGACAATTCAGTAACAACTGAAGCAGAAGATGTTTGTGGTCATCGTCATGAAAGCTGTAAAAAAAGATTTGGAATGATAGATCAATATGGGCAAGTAGTTATTTTTGCAGGAAAACCATTACCATTTGGAGGCTTCCCAGGTGCAAGACTTCAGATGTAAGGCAAAGACGCACGCGCTGGAAGAGGCTCCTAAGGAGGCGTGTGGTGTCTTGGTTAATAACACATATTATCCTTGTCATAATATTGCAGATCAGTCTGATGAAATCTTTGTCTTAGATCCAAGAGACTATATAAAAGCAAGAGCTAATGGAAAGATTCAAGCAATTATTCATTCACATCCAAAAGGAGGCAAGGCAAGTCCAGCAGATCAGACAGCTTGTTCACAATTCAAATTGCCTTGGCATATTTATTTGATTCCAGAAGATGAGTGGATAACTATTTTTCCTTCTTAGTATCCATTAATCCGTTTAACTCTTACTATAGAATCAGCACAAAGGTCGTTTTCTAGATATGCAACGGGTGTTACTCCTAGATGAATTAGGAGAAAAATTCGGTGCAGTGCATGAATACTACAATCTTCGCACGCCTGCTGATGCAATAAAGCTTTTATGTATTAATCACCCTGATTTTCAAAAAGAATTACTGGAATCAGGTGAAAGAGGTATTGGATATAGGGTTATTCAAGCAGGAACAGATTTTGGATTGGAAGACATGTTGCTGCCTTTTGGTAGTAATGATCTGATTATTGTGCCTGTAATTGGTGGTAGTAATTTCTGGAAAGTACTAACAGGAACAGTATTAGTTGGAGCAGCGTTTCTTACAGGTGGAGCAAGTTTAGCTTTTAATTCGTTGGCTTTAGCTAGTCCTACTGTCGTAGGTATTACAACAACAACGTTAGGAGCTATTGCTGTAAATACTGGTGTTGCTTTAGCTCTTGGCGGTGTTGCTGAAATGCTTTCACCTCAACCTGAAGGGCCATTAAATATAATAGGAAGTGCTTCTCAATCAGGTGACACAGGCCCAGGCTCTTCTATCAGAGGAATGGACGGTGCTCAATCCTATTCCTACCGTGGTCCTGTTAATACAGTTGGAGCTGGTGCAGTTATCCCTTTAGTTTTTGGTCAATGTATTGTTGGAAGTCATACAGTTACAGCTTCAGTTGAAGTAACAGATGAAAGTGATCCACTAAGCGAATGGATTGGCGCACCTGGCCCCTCCACAATGAGAGTTAATGGAGAAAAACCAAATTCAACATTTACACAAAGTGAACAAGCAAGTATTGGAATTAAACTAAAAACTTGGACCGAACAACTAATCCCTACTCAACAAACAACTGATCCTAACTATACAGATACTTCTTTTACCTATTTAAGATCACCAGGGCAAAATAGTGCTTCTGGTTCTGTTGGGATTCCTTTAAGTAAAACAAGCAGTGAATATAATAATGAAGGCTTGAAAAGCATCGCAACGATAAAAGGCGAGGGGCCGAGCGATGCAAGGTTTGATACGTCACGCTTTCAAATGGCTTTCTTATTAGATAATGGCTTACATGACAGAGCATCAGGAATTGGAACAGATACAACTTATATTGATGGTTTTATTACGTTTCAAATTATAATAAAACAGGGAAGTAATACTGTAGGAAATACACAATTCACAGTGCAAGGAATGCTTCTTGATACTCAAGAGTACAGATGGGCAACGGAGTTTAGTTTTGCTAAAATAGAATACAAAGATGACTATGTTGTTTATGCCAAATTGATTGATTTTAGTGGTGATCCAGCAGTGAATACATTAAGACTTGATTACATGGGTTACAACTTTTTAGGAGATTAATTAAAAACAAATGGTATTAAAATCTACTTCTATTGTTAGAGTTGTTGATGTCCTTTGTGAAGGACCAATACAAGAATTAGTTGGATGGAAAAAAGGTGTTTATTTAAATGAAACACCTGTCGAAGATTCAAGCAGTTCACCAGAAAATAGAAAATATAATTTTATAGAAACAATTGAAAAGCCAGGAGAAGATCCTAAAGAAGCTAATATTGATTTACATTTTAGAGAAGGAGGAAGAACACAAAAAGAAATTCAATTTCTTAATCAAAATGAGATAGATAGTCAAACAGTTGTATCTGTTAGTAAAGAAATCGGTGAAAATTATAGTGAAACAACAAATGAACAAAATGAGGTAATAGATAGAAATTATGGAGGTGGTCAAGTTATACAAGCATTAACAGATCAATACATCGACAATATAAAACTTACATTTACAATCCCATCTTTATTTTCTAGAGCAAAAGAAGGATTAGCAAAAGGTCAATTATTTAATGCAATTATTCGACTTTTTGTTTATACAAGAACATCAGGGCAAAGCTGGCGACAAGTTTGGTCTAAAGATATTGAAGGTATTTCTATTGGTGAGTATCAAATACAAACACCTTGGATTAACATTTCAAGTGATCAACCATATGAAGTAAAAGTAGAAAAAAAAGTTAATGGTGAAGATGATTTTGAAATTAAATATACAGACTTTACAGATGAATCATTACAGAAACAGCCTCTTGCAGTTGATCGTGGTAATAGGGTTTTTCTTACAAGTATTTCTGAAAAAATTTATAATCATATCAACTACAATCATACGGCTGTTGTTGGGATGGGTTTACCATCTCGGACGTTCCCTCAATTACCAAATAGAGCATATAAAATTAAAGGCTTACTTGTACCGACACCTCATAATGCAAATGTACGTGATGATGGCAGTTTAGAGTTTCCAGCAAATGCAAACTTTAATGGTCAATTAGTTGATAGATGGACAACATGCCCCGTTTGTATTTTCTATGCGCTTTGCACAAATAAGACATGGGGTGCAGGTGATTTTATTGCAGAAAGTTCTTTAAATTGGGTTGATCTATATCCTCTTTGTCAATATGCCAATGCGTTAGTAACAACTCCAGATGGAACCGAACCACGTTTTGCAGTTAATACAGTTATCGGTAGTCAAAACTCTGCACATAAGTTAATTCGTGATTTAGCCTCTATTTTTAGAGGGATGATTTTCTGGTCTTCTAATACAATTCAAGTCGCAGCAGACCATGGAAACTTAGATGGAACAGATGTTTCACCTGTTCATCTTTATAGTAATTCAAGTGTTATTGGTGGATTATTTAATTATGCTGGTTCTTCTTTAAAAACTCGTAGTACATCAGTCAAAGTTCAATATAATGATCCAGAAAATTTCTATAAACCTAATTTTGTTATTGTTGAAAATCAATCATTAATTGATAAATACGGTTATCAAAGAAAAGATATTACAGCGTTTGGATGTACATCGAAATGGGCTGCAAGACGATTAGGCCGATGGATGATGAAGGTAGAAGAATTAGATCAAGAAGTTGTTAGTTTTTCAGTTGGACTTGAAGGCGTTGCTGTTTTCCCTGGTCAAGTTTTTGAAATAGCAGATACATTAAGAGCAGGTAATAGATTATCAGGACGTATAGCAACAGGTGCAACAACTACTGCAATCACATTAGATGCTTCAGCAGTAGGAATGGAAGGTAATTATTTAACTTGTGTCTTGCCTGATGGAACTACTGAAAGTCAGGAAATTATTTCTGTTTCTGGCAATGTTGCAACAACAGCAGCTTTTAGCCAAGTACCTCAAGCTCAATCAGTTTGGTCTTTCAGTGTTAGTCTTGCCTTTGATACTCAGAAATTTAAATGTTTAGCAGTTGATGAGCAAGGTGATGGGACTTATACAATTACAGCTTCCCAATTTAATGATTCAATTTATGCGGCAGTTGATGATTTAACAAATGAGACAAGAATACAGGAAACACCAATTAGTTTTTTCAATAGTCGTCCAAGACCTCCTGAAAATTTAAGTTGGTCATTCTCTCAAGTAAGAATAAACAATAATACTGTTAATAGGATCACGTGGAGTTGGGATAGGGGAATAAGTGGGCCTTCAACAGTATTTATCGTGGCTGTTAGAGGTGGTTCTAACCCTAATGATTGGGTTTACACTGAAACAAATGCAAGCACCTTTGACATTGATAATTTACAACCAGGAACATCTTTAGGTTTTGCTGTTGCTTCAAAATGGAATTTAAATGATCGCACGTCTATATTTACAGGGCAATACATAACTATTCCATCTCCTACTGCAACAGGTGGAAGTAGTGAGGTCACTGTTGAAGTTCCACTGCCTCCTGATCCTACGCAAGTAAGTTTTCATCCAACATCTAACGATGAAGGAAACTTAGAATTTAAGGTTCCAACATCTTGGGGTGGAAATATTTCAGATTTAACAGTAATCATTCGACATTCTTCTAAAACTGATGGTACAGGAACATGGCAAGATTCAACTTTATTAAGAGAAGTCGAAGCTAATACAAACTTTGCTGTTTTGCCATTAATTAATGGAGAATATCTTGTTAAATTTAAGGATAAAAATGGTGGTAAAAGTGCAAATGCTGTTAGTGCAATTATTAACATTGCTGATGCAATTCCTAGATTAAGTCAATCAGTAAGAAGAGAAGATCAAGATAGTCCACCATTTCAAGGTCAAAGAAATAAGGTGTTCTATTCTGAGGAATATGACGCTTTAGTTTTAGATGGAACTGATCTTATTGATGATAGATCAGAAGACATGGATACATGGGGATCAATGGATTTCCTTGGAGAATTACAAACTAGCGGAACCTATTATTTCAATAATTATGTTGATTTAGGTGGAAAATTTAGTGTTATTTTTAAAAGGTTATTAACCACCAGAGGTCTATATCCTAATAATACAATTGATGATAAAGCTGCTTTTATAGATACATGGTCAGATTTTGATGGAGCATTAGCAGACGAAACAGATGCAGATATTTATTTTAGAATTAGTGATTTGGCTCCTACTGTTGGTGATTTTGATACAGAGGATGAGGATTATTTGCTATTAGAAGATGGTGACAAGTTAGAGCAAGAGTTAAATACAACTTTTAGCGAATGGATCAAGATGGAAACAGGAAGATATACAGGCCGAACTTTTCAATTTAAATGTGTTTTATCTTCTACAGATAAAGACCAAACTCCCATTATTGACGAGCTTGGCTATCAATTACTGTTTGACTCAAGAACAGAGAGCTTGACCTTAAGTTCAGGGGCAGCAGCTAAAGATGTCACTTATGCAAATGCTTTCTATGAAACTCCTAAATTAAGTATTACGGCAAGCAATATGGCAACAGGTGACTATTATACAATTACAAATGAGGCTCGAACTGGTTTTACTATTACATTCTATAATAGTAGTGGTGCTGCTCAGAATCGAGGTTTTAGCTACACCGCTGACGGTTATGGGGCCGAAGAGTCCTAACTTATTCCTCCAAACCCCTTGCTATCACTAGGTTATGTCGACTCACGATTATGTTATTGCAAACGCCTCTGGAAGTAGCGTAAGAAGCGATCTTAACAACGCATTAGCGGCAATTGTCTCAAATAATTCATCGTCTTCTGAGCCGAGTACAAAATACGCTTACATGCTCTGGGCCGATACTACAAACGGCATTTTAAAAATTAGGAATAGTGCTAATAATGCTTGGGTTGAGTTATTACAATTAGACGGAACTTTAACAATGGAGGACGGGGCAGAAGCCTTGCCGGGACTGGCATTTAGAGATGATTTAGATACGGGTCTATACTCTCCAAGTGCTAACGTAATAGCTATTTCAACGGGTGCCACTCAAAGGCTACAGCTATCTTCTGGAGGAACTGTTTTTAATGAAGGTGGTGCTGACGTTGATTTTAGAATTGAAGGTGATTCAGAGGCAAATTTATTTTATGTAGATGCTGGTAATGATCGAGTAGGTATTGGAAGCTCAACGCCTGCGCGTGTTTTTGATGCTACAGGTTCTAGCAATCTTGGTATTGCACTGGTTAAAAATACAGCCTCATCTATTTCTAATGCTGCTTATACCTTTATGGTTGATAGTTCCGCACATACGAGCAATATGAGTTTGGCTGGTGCAATGTCTGTCGATGTGAACGGTGGAAGAGCTTTTACAATTAATGGTTCTGGAGAAGTAGGGATAAACTGCTCAAACCCCCACGATTTCTATGCAGAGAAATTAGTTATTGAAGCAGGAGCAGAAGAGGGGATGACGATTAATAGAGGTGCCAATTCAGGTACTAATTATATAATGTTTGCGGAAGGAACTAGCGGAGAAGCAAGATATAGAGGTTGGGTTGGTTATACGCACAACTCAACAGCAGCGGATGGTGTTCTTACTCTGGCGGCAAATGGCTCAACAAGGGCGGTTCTCAAAGGTAACGGTGATCTAAGTATTAGTGACGGAAACCTAATAGTAGCAACAAACGGTCACGGTATTGACTTTAGTGCTTCTGAAGGCGGTACAGGAACAAGCAGTGAAGTATCACTTTTAGATGATTATGAGTCTGGTACATGGACACCTGCCTTAACCGTAGGCACTGCAACCCATTCTGGCAATAAATATATAAAAGTCGGTAAGGTCGTTCACTTTTGGGGAAGATTATGGTCCCCATCTGACGTTTCATCAAGTGCTGACTTTACTATTACGGGATTACCTTTTGCTGTAGCAATATCAACCGCCGCAGGTTCTGCTTTTGGTAAAGAAGTAAATCAGACAGGTGCTACAACTGTCTACGTCACTACTTCAGAACAGATACAAATGTATGGTCATAATTCTGGTAATGCTTGGACTAGAGTTATATATACCGACCTAGCAGCTGATTCTTCATGTGAGATTTATTATTGTGGAAGTTATTATACTAGTTAAGACTTAGACCGTTAGCACGTCTAAAAACTACGCCATAAACCTGTTTTAATCGGAGATTAATCCTAAATGGCATTAACTAAGACCCAAGAGAACGATAAAATAGAGGTCACTCAACGTTGGAATGTTGGTGTTCGATGTGCAACCGTTATAAAAGATGATGGGGTTGAAATCTCTCGTTCTTTTAATCGTAAGGTATTAAAACCTGGCACACTTGATGCAAGTGATAACCTAGTTGATACAGACCTTAGTGGAGAGGACGCAGATGTAAAAGCAATTGCGGAAGCTGCATGGACGACACAAGTTAAAGCAGACTTTAAAGCTTTTTTAATTGCTAACAAAGACACTACACCTTCATAAATATGACAACTCAAGAAAGCGAATTGCAAGCTGCAAAAACTAGACTTGATGCAAACTTAGCAAGTTTACAGAAAATACAAGATGATATTAAAAAACTACAGGAAGAAGGGCAGAAATTAACGCAACCACTTTTAGAAGACCAAGCAATCGTAAGAACATTAGAAAAAATAATTGCTGAATCTGAACCAAAAACAGATTAAACTAAAAGTAAAAAATGGCAGATCGCAAAGTTACGGCATTAACTGAACTAACGGCTCCCGTAGCTGATGATGTTCTGCCAATTATTGACACTAGCGAGTCATCAAACTCGGCTAAGAATAAAAAGATTCAATATACAACGCTATTAAGAAACCTACCGTCGGGAAGTAATACGACTCCTTCTTTAGGTTGGACGGCTGATAGTGGGGTGACAGGTTTATATAGATCTGCTGCAAATACTCTTTCTGTTTCTGTTAATCAAACATTAGTTGGATCATTTCAATCAAGTGGATTACAACTAGGAGCAGGAACACCGGCGGCGCAACTTCATTTATTTAGTTCAGATACAACCGATCAGATCATATTTGAAAATAGTGATGCAGGAACTGACACTGCTCCTGACCTTGTTCTATATCGTAATTCTGCTAGTCCTGCTAATTCTGATAGTTTAGGCAATCTTGTTTATAGAGGTGAGGATTCAGGTGGTAACGCTCACGATTATGCTTCAGTTGTTGCATCAATTGGAACAGTAACCAATGGATCAGAGGATGGCATTCTTGATTTAATGTCTTCAGCTAGTGGAACACTTGCTTCAAGAATACGCTTATCAAATTCAAAAGTTGGGATACATGAAACGGCTCCTGCTTATCCTTTGCATCTGACAACAACGGCTGCTGGTACTTCTTTTCAAATAGAAAACAGTGCCGATTCAGCAGCATCAACGGCTGATATTTGTTTATATTCCAGACGTGGAGCAAGTGGAGCTGGTCAAGATAATGACGTTTTATCTACGATATTTTGGCAAGGTAAAAACGATGCTGGAACACCTGAAACTGTTCTTTATTCGTCAATTGAAGCGAAAATAATTGATGCTTCTGATGGTACAGAAGATGGGCAGATTAATTTTAAGGTGATGGATGCGGGAGCATTAACAACACAATTTTCTATTGATGCAAATTTGTTAACTGTTGGTGATGCTGTTGATATTGCAACTAATACAAGCACAGGTACAAAGATAGGAACTGCAACAGGTCAAAAGATTGGGTTCTGGAATACAACACCAGTTGATCAACCTGCTGCTGTCGCTGATTTAGCACATAGTACAAGTAGCGGTACTCTTCCCACTCCTGATGGAACAGTGAATATAAGTAATGCTGCAAGTCCTACGAATGCAGAATTGTTGACCTATTGCGTTGAACTTGAAGCAAAGCTTGAAGCTGCTCTTGCTCGCCTACGGGAAACTGGTTTAATTGCATCTTAAGGATTAAGTGCAAAGGTAAAAGTGCAACTAATCCCATAAAAAGGATTAGAGTTGTATGAGTTACAGCTTTTAAAATAGCTTCTTGTATCATGCAAAAAATTCTGAACATTATCAGTGTAATCTCCTTTGTGCTTGTAGCAGCAATCACTGGTGGTGGAGTTTTTGGGTATCTCTGGATTACAAACGAAGACAACCAGAAAATGCTTCAAGATAAAATCACAGAGAAAGTAATGGGATCAATCAAGATGCCTAGCTTATCGGGTCCTGTTCTTCCTACTGCTAAGCCTAAAGCTGCTGGAAGTGCTGGCTTTTCCGTTCCGAAGTTCTAGTGGAAACCTGTTCCTGTCATCATTGTCAGGCAGTAACCCGACAGCAAATCAGTCACGGTAAATGGATAAGAAGCGATGACAGAGATTCCCAAAATAGGAGTCGATTCAGTCCAGCTCAGAAGAATGGGTATAAGAATTTATAAGATAAATGCTCCCGAAATAAATACACCGAATGTTCCAGTTCTTTTGCATGTTGGTTTTCCTGTTATTGATATTCCGGGGTGTGTAGAAAGTAGGAAAAGTTCAAAAGAAAACGACAATTTAGTAAGTAATGATCCAGATGGAAATGTTTTTATTTGTGACGCACAATATCCGTCTTATGACGCAATGAATTTTACACCTAATGAATTTAATTATATAGAAGCAGAACCAACTCAAAGATATTCAGAGCCAGAGATTCCAGCCAACGATCCACCTCCCCCGCCAAAAATAGAAGACTGTCCTCCTGTTGGGGCTGCAGAGATTGGAACTAAAATTGAGGATGGAAGAAAAGAAATAATTGCATATCAGTTGATCGGAAATAAATGTATTACGCAGTATAAAAAACTAACAATGACTCAAAGGATTGTTGATTCTGTACCCTCGCCTCCACAAGTTATCTCTACAACCTCGATTACATTAATAGCCACCAGTACCGCACTCGCAACGCCAATTCTTTTGAAGATTGTGAAGCCCTTGGTCAAGCAGATAGTTAATAAGGTGAAAAAGAAATTAACAGGTAAAACAGAACAATTATCACTAAGAGAGAGAAGATTAAAGCAAAGAGAAATAACTGCATCTATTCGAGAGTTGAAGAAGATGAAGAAGTAATTGGTGCGATGTCATGTCTGTGAGGAAGCACTTGTCCCATCTTCGGAAGGACACGGACATCTTCACATAACGAGTAGAAGAAGGAATCTTTTGCAAATTCAATTCCAGATTTCTTAAGCGCACCGCACTCTTTAAGACGAGCAACATGCCAAGATAATTGTTTGTCCATTAGATCTTGATCTTTTAATTCGAGCCATTTATCAGCCATCGCTTTACAACGTCTTTGTAATGAATTATCTAATGGAAGACTAAATGTAATTGAAAAGCCCCAATTTAAACTTGCAGAATCTTTCTGACCTGTACGAACATCTTGGTAATAAAGAATAGTTCCATCGTCATCATAGACAGGCGATTGATACCAATATTCATGGGGAAGTTGCTGCTGGAAGCTGTCGGTTAGGAATGGAGATGCCGTGAGCATTGGTCCCTGACATACAATCCCATTCCCATATTGATTCTGAATCATATTCCCTTGCAGACTTTGGATCGCCATATTTGTAACTGAACCACTTGAATTAGCAACTGGAGCGGCGGTCTGAGAAGTGTTTGCTAATACTTTTAGTGGATTTAAAGCAAGAATTATTGAGAGAATGTAGACGTAGTTTCTGTTACGCTTTCTACTTGAGTGGTTCGAGTTATATTTGTAACGTTCGCAAGTCCGGGTCCTTGATAACTGGTTTGCATTTGGAATGGGGCTCCTGCGTTTTGAATTGTGACGCTTGGAACTGTTGTTAAATCTGCTCCAGTCCATGTGTAAGTTGTTCCGTTGATTGTTTCATTTACAGAAGTAGGTTGAGGGATCATAGTGTCTCCTGAAATATTCAAATTAGTCCCCGAGATTGAATATTGATGTCCTGAATTGTAGTCAGTTGAAACTATAGTCTCAGTTATATTTTGAGTCGTTCTTGTTACTGCGGTCATACTTCCGCTGGAAAAATTTGGCACAACTGGTACTGCTATGACTGGTTTTTGCCACCCATTTAATAACAACAACACCAATAGATACCGCTTCATTTAGTCAACAACTGACTCAACTATTGTCTGAGCTGTGCAACTAGAACCTGCGCCCATTGTGCCTCCGCAAGTATGAACCCCAGAACTAAGAGAAGTAATTGTTCCACCTGAGACACCACCCGACCCTGTAACAGTTACACCAAGAGACGGCAAGCTTGGAACCACCCCTCCAGTAACAGTAGTTGCAGACTGAATTGCATCACCCACAACTAGACTTTCGGTCAAACTTACGGCTGAACCTGCTGTGGTTATTGTGAAATCTGTGTCCACAATTGCGGGGACTCCTGCTGTGACACTATCAGCCGTCAAACCTCCGATAGCTCCAGAAGTTGTAGTACCTCCAACCGTAGTGCTTGGGGTGATGTTGTTGCCTGTAACGCTGTAAGTTGTCCCGATTCTCGAAGCCGAAGAATAAGCAGCATCCAAGGTGACTTTTGCCGAAGTCGTTATGGAGTGCCTCATGTCAGCCTGCACTGGACTTGCTAGAAGCAACAGTATTAAAAACTTTTTCATGGTTTTAATCTTCCTGTAACTGGATCAATGTCTTTACCTGTAATGGGATCAGTCTTTACAACTTCAGCACCATTAATAGTTAAAGGAGTCTGTACTCTAATTATCTGTTCAGCTTGCTGTGTATTGTTTTTAGCAATCATTGCTTCCATATCTTCTTTACTTACACCGTTGCTTTTTCCTTTATCTTTAGTTGTAGCAAGGCCGAAGGTCGAAAGGGCTCCAGTAAACACCGACGCAATAAAAGTTGGATCGAAATTCTGTTTCTGAAATCCGGGCAGATCAACGTACGCCAAAGTCAAGATAAATCCGCTCCAGACAACAATTCCCAGACGAACAGCAACTCCGATGAGTGCAACCTGCTCTTCTTTATCTGGTGTTATTTCTTGAAGCTTTCCGAGAACTCCTTTTGCTGGATTTTTCTCTTTTTTAGCCTCTGAAGTTTGAGTCTCAGCCATAGAAATTTTGAAACAATAGTCTAAGATTACTCCTAAAAAGTAAAAAATGCCTCAAGAACTACTGGCAGCTCTAGTTGGAGCAATTATTTCAGCAATTCTGATGGTTGTTTCTAATCGTTCAAATACAAGACAAGGAGACATTCGTGAAATTTTCCATCGTTTAAATGCTATAGAAAAGGACATTGCTACACTGGCAGCAAAGAAAAATCCTAACGGGTGGAGAAACAGATGAAAATGGGAAAAGAGTGGACTGAAGAACAAAACAAGCGAATGTTGAGAATGGAGCGTTTATATGTGCTAGACGGTAGACATAGACCTGATCACCCTAAGCATGGTTTTTATACAGGATTGTCGGCTAAGGCTGAAGAGCTTGAGCAACTTGATCCAGCCTGTGACGTCTGTTGATTGTAACTGCCCCCATTGTTTAGAAAAAAAAGCACAAATCAAAAGAGCTAATATTTGGCAATTTTTTAAGTCAGAGCTATTAATTAGTAAGAAGCTAGAATTGAAACGATGGAAGATTTATTCCTTTCGTTAATTATGGGACCTATTGATTGGCTTTTAGTTGAACCAACATTAGAAGAAGAATTAAGTCTAGAAAAAGAATCAAGAAGAATTTTAAATGAAACAGACCACAAGGCTGTAGCTGAGATTTGTGCAGCTTTAGTGAGGCAGAATTGGTATCAGACTCAAGTCATTAAAAAATCAATCGGACGGGTAGGCGAATTGGAAGGAAAGTTACTAGCGATAGCAGATGAGCAAAAAAAAACTAGATCCGTTTGGGATCTAGTCTTTCGTTCTTAATTTAGAGAGGCTGTTAACTTTTTACCAGTCAACTTCAGGGGAGCCTTGCCACCTAGAGCAAGGGACAGCCTTGGCCTCAAATTGATTTTAACTTAAGATAGTTCTTTTTTAAACTCCTCGTAATCATCAACCATTTTCATGTTGTGGGTGCTTTGACATCCATCACATTCAGGTCGGCAAGGATTTCTAGAAACAATTGAAGAGAAAATCATCATGGCTAAATTTTCAGGAGTTTGATCTCTGAAAACATAACCTTTAGGAGCGTTCATTGGAGCATCACCAAAAGGCAAGATTGCTCCAGATGAAAAGAAAAGTCCTCTTTCAAAACAAACAACTCTAGTTTCTTCGCAGACCTGAACTGAATGAACTTTCAAACTTAATTGAGTTAATCCGAATCCGATCTCTCCATCCTCAGCAGGTCCCATAAATTTGGCACCACCATAATCTTCCAAACTCATAGGAAGTTCGTAAGCCATAGTTTCAAAACCAATCTCTAGAAGAGTTTTAAACTTCTGAGCGTTTGCACCGTAAGGGAGTTGTGCAGGATGAATCTTTTTTCTTTTTTTAGTTGTCATTATTCAACGGTGTAATCAACTGTTTTAAATGTACTTTGAACTCCTTCTAAGGGATGAGGCTCGTTTGAGACATGAACCTTAAGATGCTCATTTGTATAGACATCTGAGATTCTTTCGAGAGATTCGGCAGCAGTTGTTTCTTCTAGGAAGTTTGCAATTCTATTAAGAGAATCAGAGATCTCCTGAAGAATTACTCTTTGCTTTCTTGCATCTACTCCGTTCATTAAAAAGCATCCGTTTGAGGTTTTGGCTGATAGTCACTAATAACCATCTTCATGTATCTGTTGCCAGATTTTGATTCAGCAGGCATCATCTTTGCTCTAATTTTGACACTGGGTTCTCCTTTGTATCCCTCAACAGTATTTGCTTCATCACAAGCGTAGGCGTAAATCTTAGAAATCTCATCAATAGAAATCTCAGATACAGCCCAGTATTTGTCTTCTCCGTCTTCTCGTTGACAGTTGAACCAGAGAGAAAATTTTGGGTCAGGATAGTCGCTCATTGTAAATCGGGGTGAGATGAAAGTAGTTTTTTTAATGCTGAACTTCTGTTCAGATTATGTTTACGGCAGTAAGCGTAATAACGAGAAAATAATTTATGCTCAAGCTTTGCCTGAACTCGATAGTTCTCGTAATCACTTACGCAGCATTTCGTTCCTGATAAATTGTTCATGCTCAGAAAACTCGATGTGGTCGGTGGTGACCACGCTAACGGAAGGAACAAATTTCTTTCTAAATGTTTCTAGTATTTTGGCTTTGTTTTGGTGTTTGCCTAGATCTGTTCTTAATTTTTTAAATTGCTGATCAGTAAGTTTTTGCTTGCCTGATGGAGCTTGGCTTTTTGAAACAGACTTAGCATTTCCAGTATTGTCTTTTGTTTCTCTGCTAAAAGTATCAGCTTCATCGTCAGCTTGGCCTAAACCATAAATCGCTAACAATAAATACCTTCTAACATAAGTAACTCCAGAACCCATTTCGTGATAAGGATTCCGACCTTTATTGAAGAAGATGGGTAATTCGCTAAATTCATACTCACCACTTTCGTGCATTAATTTAATGCCGACATAAGCCATATTCTCTGAGACTCCTCTCATTAAGAACGTATGACTTAAACCAAACCCAGTGGCAGGTGAAACAGCTAATTCCGCTTCACTTAAAGTGACATAAGCACCAAAATTTCCTTTTCCATCTACCGCAGCGTTGCAATATTTAGCTTGAAACTTTGCTAAAGCTTCAGCCAGTTTTGGGTTTGAATCAGTAGCCCGTATTGTCGGGCTTGAGACTTGTTCCTCGTTCATAGGATAAATGTGTACCTAAAAATTATACTAATAAATAGTGACACTGACAACCATTATTGGTATAATTTATTTGCCTTTGATTTTATTCAATGATTCATCCTAAAACGCTTGAAGCAGTTGAATCTCTTGCTCAAGCTTTTATTGATCATCCCGAAGATTTAAAAGAATTAAAAATCTACGGCAACATCCCTGCTCATGTTTTAGACATCTTGTCTGACTTTGGATCTAAGAAGTAGATCTAATAATCTGAATGAGTTTCTTCTTACTTAAATGACTTTTGGTTTTTGCTATCTTCATCAACGTTCTGTTGGTATGAAATCTTAAGTACCGAGGATCTAATTCATTTTGAAACGGTTTTGGTCTTTGATAGATGAATAATCGACCAATCTGATCAAGAATAAAATTAAAAGGATTTTTCTTCATGTCTCGAATTTTAGTTACAGGTGGTGCTGGTTTCATTGGTAGTCATACTTGTCTTCTTTTATTAGAGCAAGGCCATGATCTTGTAGTAATAGACTCCTTTGTTAACAGTAGCCATAAATCTTTAATGCAAGTTTTATTTCTTGCAGGGATTGAGCAAAAAGATCAAAACAGATTGATGGTTCACAAATCAGATATTAGAAATAAAGACTTTTTAAGATTTATTTTTAAAATTGCAATAGAAGAAGAAAGACCTATAGAAGCTGTTATTCATTTTGCTGGTTTAAAATGTGTAAGTGAATCTATTAAAAAGCACTTTGAATATTGGGAAGTGAACGTAAGTGGTTCTAGAAATTTATTTACAGTAATGGAAGAATTTAATTGTAAAACAATAGTTTTTAGTAGTAGTTGTGCTGTTTATGGAGCAGCAGACGAACATCCAACTTCAGAAAAAGCAAAAATTAATCCTATGAATCCTTATGGACATACAAAAGCAATGGTCGAAAAGATATTAAGAAACTTACAAGCTATACATCCTGATTGGAAAATTATGTGTTTAAGATATTTCAATCCAGTTGGGGCTCATCCAAGTGGATTATTAGGAGAAGATCCTTCTGGTGTCCCTAATAATTTAATGCCATTAATTAATCAAACTGCAATAGGAAGAATAAAAATTTTAAAAGTTTATGGTGGAGATTGGGATACTCCTGATGGGACTCCGATCAGAGACTATATACATATAATGGATCTAGCTCAAGGTCATGTAGATGCGTTGAATTATCTGACAGAAAAAGAAGGTCAATTCACTGCTTTAAATTTAGGTACAGGTGTTGGATATTCAGTTTTACAAGTAATAGAAGCCTATAAAAATGTTAGTAATGTAGATATTCCTTATGAAATAGTTGAGAGAAGAGAAGGAGATGTCCCTATAACTTTAGCCGACCCAAGTGCAGCAATAAAAATATTAAAGTGGAAAGCAAAAGGCAAGTTAGAAGATATGTGTAGAGATGGATGGATATGGCAACACTTGAATCCGAAAGGATATAATTCAGTCCTCCGATTCGCTGACAAGAATCCAAGCACCAAATAATTCATTCTCGTAGCAATATCTTTTACTTGCAGTTAGTTTTACGATCAAAGAATCATCTTGAATCAAAGCACCACCAGACGTAACAGAAATACCATCAATTGTACTTCTGCAAAGTTTATCTATGTCTCCATGTCTATTACTGGTGCAATACTTAGGAGCAGATGGCTTTAGTCTGCTCCTATTTCGACCTGTTCCATAGTGACTCCTTGGTCTGGGGATCAAAAACTCAAGAGAGACTTGACAGGCCTTGTTGA